CGCGCCCCGCCCTCGGGGGGGTTGACGGCGGTAGCGGTAACAGTTACCTTCGCGCGTGCGTGCTCGATCACCCCCGGGGGGGTTGACGGCGGTAGCGCTTACTTGTTGTTCTTCACCCTGTATTCTGCGTACTCTTTGGCGCGTGTCACAGCCTGCTCGTCAAGGCTGGATGCAAGGCCAATGGCAATGTTGGTAATCATCGGCGACACGTGGTCGCTGGCCTTGACGGCAAGCACCAGCATTTCGATGAGCACGTTCTCAATGGTTTCTTTGTCCTTGTCAGACAGGATGTTGACATCGTTGCTACGCATTGACCCATTCCTCCTTCATTGTTGAGGGTTCTGTGGTGCCACCGCTGCACTTGCAACGGGACACTTGCCTGTATGTGATTCCATTCTCTTCGATTGGCTGGACATACACCCAACCGGAGAGGCACTTTCCGCAGCCGTCTTCGGGTTGCCTACTCAACTGCCATTGGCGTAGCACCGCTTTGACGCGTGCCAGGTTGGGGAACTTGGCGTCGTTCTGCAGCACGTTGAGGGCCAGGTGGCCGTCATGTTCGCTGGCATCGAGCAACGCATCCTCTTTGCACCAGGCTGCTTTGACAGTGTTCCTTGCGATCGAATCTGTGGGGAAATATCCGCACAGCCTGTCGACAAACAACTCGATGTGGGTGGGTGTCATGTCAAACCTCCGATTGAAACGTATACGGCAAGGGAAAGGACTGCAAGCACTGTCGCATAGATCAGTGTTGCTACCAGTTCATTCTCCATCTGCGTCGTCTCCATATTCGAACTCGTGCCACGACTTCAAACCAAGGTGTGCCATCCGTTCGGGTGCGGTCATTCCACCCCACACGCCATGAGCCACACCGTTGACGAGTGCCCACTCCAAGCACCTGTCTTTTACAGGGCAAGTGGCACAGATTGCTTTCGCCTTGTTGTGGATGACTGTTGGACTTCCGCCACGCGGGCAAAAGAAAAGGTCTGTCAGACCCTTGCAATCAGCGTGCTCCTGCCAAGAGAAGTCCTTGTCAGGAATGTCGAGAAGTTTCTCTAACTCCAGTAGTGCTGCCATTCTGTTCCGTTCCTCCTTCGGTGTTGGCTTACTTACTTTTCGGACTGTATCCGCCATGGGTCCCACCCTGCTATGTCGTAGAGCAACTTTCCTGCCCGTAGGTTGGTGAGCGGATCGAACAACTGTTCTTGCGTGCACACACCCATGGTCTTGCACACCTTACCTACGTACTGTGGGTGATCCTCTTTCCAGTGGACGCCGTTGATTTGCAGCAGTCCACTGTCGGACGGGTGCGACCAGGTCACCATCTTGATGGTGTTGCAGTTCTTGTCCACCCGGGAACCACCCATACGTCTTGGGCAGCCGCCTGATTCGCGGAGAATGATCTGACCCAACTGTTCCCATGTGTCCTTGGGCCAGCCAGCACGGGCTGCCAGTTCGGGAAGCCATGAGATGTTGCCATGACTGAACATGATCCCGTCGTAGAACGACGAGGATTCTGGACCTGTTCTCGGCGGGTATGAAGGGACGGGTGTAGATACCCCCTTCCCTGGTGCCGAAACCGATTCCGTCACGAATGCGGTTCCAATCAGGCCCATCAAAGATACGGCAGCAAGCCGTAGGGCTACAAGCATTTGGTTACCTCCCAGTGTAGTCCAAGGTGTCGCCCCCCGGGCCAAGCAATAACTGCCCGGGGGGACAACCGCCCCACCAAGAAAGGTAAAGGTGGGCACCTTGGTGCGGTCGTTACGTCTGTCTGACCACACTATCGATTTGTGCGGCCCTTTGCAACACAGACATCATACCGTTGCTGCCGGGGAAAATGTCGTCAAGCGTGTCCTGCGAAGGGTCATACCCCATCAGGGCAAGCACCCACTCGTTGAACAGATCGGGCTTCGCTCCGATTGTCCCCTTCTTGCGAGTAGTGACACACGAAATCCAGTCACGCACCATCGGCTTTCGCGTCGGATCAGGACGGCCACCACGGAAGATCACCGGCTCCCATGCGTACTGCGTGGATGTCCGACGAATCTGATGAAATGTCTTGACCCATGCTCCGACCCGGCAGTCGTCAGGGCAGGCAGGGAGTAGCCAACGCAAGTCTGACGGATTACACGACAAGACAACCGCCCCACCAGAAAGGTAAAGGTGGGCACCTTGGTGCGGTCGTTACGTCTCGTTCTCTAAGAGAATGCTAGCGAGTTCTGCAAACTCTTCCAAGTCCATCAGAACTATTCCTCGATTTGTTCCGTCGGGCATGGCCACCATCACAAACGGACGAATGTCGCCAGACGCCCGAGCAGCGTCCGACTGTGCCTTGGCGTCGTCGAAGCGGGTGCGAATCGGACCAACCTGAGCGCCTGCTTTGATCTCGGTACGAAAAGCGCCACCCCAGTTCTCTTCGTGACGCGTAAGGTAACCACCCAACCCAAGTTTCTTACGGGCTCGACGAGCCTTCGCGTCCCCTTTCGCCCGGTTCCTTTTGCCACGAGCAGCAGGGTCACCGCAACCTCGAACGCGACGCTTACCGTCACGGCCTGGTTTTCCGAGGAGTCCAAATGCGGGGCAATGGTCCAGGTTGCATTTGTCCCTGTTCCCTTCACAGTCACCTTTCCTTTCGTCACTCACCTGGAATACCCAGTATGTCGTGGATCATTTCCATGCACCCAAGGTATCCGCAAGCATCGACTGCGCTGTCCCTGTGAAGGATGCCCTTTTCCAAGTTGGTGCGCAGCCGTGCCATCTTCACGGACACCATGAATAAGAGCGCCTGGTCAAGCGTCAACTGGACGCCGGTCAGTGCCTTGAATATCTCGATGACTTTGGTGTAGTCATCAAGCGGGTGCGAGTACGCCTTCTGCCGTGCACCTGTGATCAGGCGCTGCGCTTCTTGAAGGATGCTCTCTTTCATTAGAAGAGCGTCCCCAAGAAGAACATGGCGATCATGCCGAGCACGATCCCACAGATGACGCCACCCAACCATGCGTGGATAAGCATGTCGTTCTCTGTCATGACGAGTAGTACCCGTTGTCGGCGAGGCCATCTTCGATCCACTCACGGATCACGATGGACCTGGTCTTCTTCCGATCCTTCGCATACTTGCCAAGGTTCTTCAGCAAGGATGTCGGGATGCGGACGGTAATAACCGTCATCGGGGGAAGTTTTGGTGTGGCCATTACGACTTCAGCGCCGTGATAACTGCGGACGCTTCTCCCTTGTTCATCTCGTCGAACTTGCCGATCTCACGGCCGATGATGCCGATGACCGCATTCAACTGGGCTTCCTTGGTGGTTGCCCCATCCTGTGCCAGCAGGGCACGGATCATGCCTAACTGCTTGACCGACGCCGGTTCGTTCGGGTTCTTGATCTCGACGCTGCCAGTGGACTGGCGACGAGGAGCGGACTGAACAGTTCCGTTGAACTGGTCGGCGAGAACCTCTGCAAGTTCCTGCGGGGTCGGTTCGCTGTCGTCGTACTGCTGTGCCTGCGGTGCACTGATACGGGCGGGCGGGTTGGCGTTCTGCCTTTGCACTTTCTGCATCTCCTGCGCCGACGGACGCCCACCATGCTCCACTCCAAGTGGACTGTTCGCGATCATCCGGCCAATGGCCGACGTCTCACAGTTCTCGACGAACGAAGTCTTGTTCACCGGGCTGGAACCCAGCACCTCCTCGGCGTAGCCGGTGGCGATGAGCCTGCCATCCACGATTCCTTCAGCCTTGAACACGACGGTCTTGGCGTCGTAATGAATCATGGATGTGTTGATCTGAGCCTCCGGATAGGCGGCCCACCATCTGACGAGCCGCTCTTCAACGGTCTCGTAGTTCTCAGGATTGAAGAATCCCATTGCTACTTCCTCCTCTTCGTCTTCATGACGCGGTAAGTGGTTATCTTCCTGAACTTGCTGACCAGTGCAGGGTGTGCTTCACCCAACGCCTTCGTGTCCAGGCTGTCCCTGGTCATCTTCTTCCATGACACGATCTCTTCGCCGTCGAATGTACCGACTTCGTGCTCTTTCAACAACTCGCCGAGTTTGGCTTGGATCTCGTCTTGCATCTTCTCGAACTCTGCAATGTTGTTTTTGACGGCGACCAACTTGTCCACGAGCAGCATCCCATCCACACCGATGTGAACGCGGGTTGGCTGCGACTCCGGGTACACGTTCTGAATGAAGTCGTAGGAAGCACGGACACTGTCCGGGGTGATCCCAATGTTGATGGCACGCAGGAACTCGCGGCACGCCTCGATGTGGATCCGCTTCTCGTCGCTGGTCACGACCTGCACGTACTGCTTCAGTTCCAACGTCCCGTCGAACACGATCCACGTGATGCTGTCAACGTCAGCGCAGATCGCCTGTTGCACGCCCTGCCAGTACCAGTGCCTGGGAAGTTCGTCGTTGAACGTCTTGCGGGTCGTCTTGACTTCGTACACGTTTCCGTACTTGTCCATGCCGTCGAGCGTGGCGATCAACTTGCAGTCTCCGTCGTCGTAGCAGAACATCTCTGCGGGAACGTGGATCTCGTCGTCCGGATGCGGGTCGGCACCAACCGCCCACTCCAACAGCACGGGCTCTAGCCTGTTGCCACGCTCCATCGCCTTGTTCGGAGGTTGCGGTTTCGGTGCGTAGTCAGCCAGCAGTTCCGTGGCTAGGTCGGCCGACGTAGTGTATTGGTGCTCGTTGTGCACCGCTGCCGCTGCGGATGCGGAGATCCTCCGGCACCCATCCTTCTTGTCCTTCCACCGGACTTCGAGCCACTCCTGTGACCCGTGCTCCGGCTTGACGATCCTGTAGTGCATCGCTACCTCCTTGGTTGTGATACGAATGTATCACGCGTCTGGTGGCGTGGCAACCTTTGCTGAAGAAAAATCCGGCTGGTCCAGAAGAACGATCCTTTCCACCATCCCAACCGGAATGTGGACCGGCATCCCCACCGTGTCGGTAGCCGGGAGTTCGTCAGGGAAGTACGAGTTGACGACAGTTACGTACCCTTCCAAGCAACCTTCCCACAGCCATCCGACTGTGGCCACCATCGCCGGGGAGGGGTGGTAATCGGACGTATCCGTCCACCCATTCTCCCCGTCGAAGGCGTCTTTCCAATGAACTACTACCAGCGGCCAAGGCATAGGCCGCGACACTACTAGTCCAGCCAGATCGTGTACTCGGCTGTGACCCGACCCTTCTCGGGGTCCACATAGTGGAGCCGTTGCGAGGGCTTGCCGACCGCCGCCACGAACACACGGGCATATTCGTTGTGTGACTCGGGAGAGCCAGACACGAAGACGCGACCGCCATTCGCCATGGTCAGTGTCATCGGTGTGTGGAAGTGACCCATGTACACGTCCTGGAAGTCGTCGACCACACCGGTTGCCCAGGCGTTGCACTTGCGCAGGATGCCGAAGGCCGGGACGTTGCCTCCATACGAGTTGATCTCGTCACCGTGGACAAGCATCGCCTTGTAGTTCCCGATCGTGAAGATCTGGTGCCAGTCACCCGACTGCTGCCATGTGACGTTCTTCATCTCGGAGAGACGTTCGGATGCGATCCGGTACGCCACCCTGTCGATGTTGTCCCCACCGGGCATGTCACCCTTGCGACCAAGACGTCCGTGGTTGCCGAACTCACATACCACGTGCACCTTGTCAAAGTAGGTGGCGAGTCTTGCGACCGCCTCCTGAATGACCGAGACAACGGCAAACAACTGTTCAAACAGATGCGCCTCCACCTCGTATGCCTGACCCGGGAAGATGCCGATGCCCTCCACCATGTCGCCGCCCAACAGGACGACGCACTCCTTCACAGGATGGTGTGCACGTTGGATGTCGGTCAGTGTGATGACCTTGTCGATCATCTTTCTGATCCGCTCGTTCAGCGTTTCCATCCCATAGGAGACCGTCTTCTTGCCAGCCTGCCAGTCGGTTAGGTGCACAAGGGCAACCTCGGATTTGGCTTTGCGCGTGTCCTTAGCCGGAGGCTTCAAGTTGATGCGCGGTGCCGTCAACTGTGCGTCACGCGCAGCCCTGTACACCGCTTCGACCAGATCCTCGATCTTGCGCTTAGCCTTCGCCTCAGCAGTCTGGGCCCGCTTTAGCGCAGACCTGTACTCCTCGATGGCGGTCTCTGTGTTGATGGCGTCAGAAAAGTTCATTGTTCTCCTGATACTTCTCACGCATACGGTGAATGGTCATAACCGACAGGTCAATGTCGAAGTGCTTCAGTGCACGCATGATTGACGCCGTTGACACGGCCTTGTCGCCCATTGCCCGCTCAAAAGCGGTGAAGGACGAAGGGTCCATCGCCGACTTGATCTTGTCCACCGCACCTTTACGGTGCGACCCGGCGAGCGCCATCGTGAACGCACTAGGCGTTACCTCCGATGGTGCTTCCGGCTTGTACTGCTTTGTTGCCATTGTTCCTCCTTCGCGGACTTTCCGCGATATGAAGGTTACACATCGGATCCGGTGGTTGCAACCATCGGACAACGGGGATATCTTGGTCGACACAACCGGCTAGCACTCACGAGGTCGTACCCCTGTCGCACGGGGCGGGACATGAACACCTGGGAACAGGGGTAGATCGTGCTGTCATGGCACGAGGCGGGCAGCGGCAACGCGCTTACGAAATCAGGGTGTTCGGGTGAGGCAACCGGACGGGCGGGCATTCAGGGTTCTGCCCGTGAACAACTTCAGTGCTTGTGTGTACGCACCTCGTTACGCAGGGAGTCGACCTCCCCGGAGATCCTGTCCAACTTTGTCTCGTTGCGCTGGAGCCCCTTGTAGACGAGGGTCAGCATGGCACTCACATACTGGTGGTCTTGCTTGTTTTCTTTCTTGACCTTGCTCAACAAGGTGACGATGACTCCACCTACGGCTGTGACCAGCGAGGCAAGGAGGACTGCCCACGCCTGAGACACATCAGTGTCCGTTCTCCATGAAGACCAAGTTCACCTGGAGCGGCTTCTTCTTGCCGTCTACCTCAATGTGAATCCAGTCTCCGACGCCGCCCATCTCGACGGTGGGTTTGTCGTACATCTGCCATGCGTTGCGGTCGCAGCGCCAGCCCCGACCATAAGGCTTGTATCCGTAGTCGATAATCATCTCCACCCCGAGGTCGTCTGCGTTTGCCACGAGGAAGTCCATGGCCCGGACAGCCTGACGACGCCCGCCGAAGCGGACGCCCTTCGTTTTCATAAAGCGGTACGACAGGTCGGCCGCCGTGCCCTTGGCGTGGACGGACGTCTCCTTCTTGCCACGCTTGTTACGGATACCCCATGTGCCGTTGTCCCACAGTGCGGGGAACATCATGCACAGGTTGTCCACAAGTGCGCGAAGGTGAGGTGTCTCCTTGCGAGCAACCGGCCTAGAGTCCCCCGTATAGGGGCGAGTCACTTGGACTTCTTGAACTTGCCGAACCTCAGGTCGTTCGGGTCGAGCCACGTGTAGACGAGGGGCAGGACGCTGATAACGGCAGACCACAGCAAGGCAACCACGTCACGCTCTCCCGCCGCGTACAGGGACAGGACAGAGGCCACGAAGACCTTGCACCACGACTTCAGCATTTCCTTCTGGTCACTCGTCATGGTCCGGCACATTAGCAGGGCCTAGAAGGTGATTGTCCCGGACCCTGCCGTGAACGAATAGATCTTGAACCCGCCGCTGACAGTCAACGAAGATGTCAGTCCCACATCTATTGTGGAGATGTCCGGGAAACTGTCGGCATAGCGCAAAATGACAATGCCTGATCCGCCAGCGCCGCCAGCAGCACTGCCAGTAACGCCGCCACCACCACCGCCGCCACCACGGTTGGTGGTCCCAGCGGTTCCTGCCCCGCTAACCGTTCCACCGGTACCGCCGCCACCAGTTCCACCGACACCGCTGATTGAACCGCCACCACCACCGCCATAGGTGACCGACGACCCAGAAATAGACGAAGCATTGCCTGTGTTGCCGTTTGTAGTTGGCGACCCAAGGGACGAACTGTTTCCACCTGCACCACCATTAGACGTGCCAGTTCCGCCAGCGCCACCAAACCGAGCCGAACCTCCTGGGCCACTGGAGGCGCTGCCAGTCTGCCCACCAGTTGCGGTGAACCCAAAAGCAGACGACGAGTTGCCATTGTTGTTTGCAGTCACGGATGCGGCAACAGTCACAGTTGTGCTCGATGGGGACGAAACGGTAACGCTGTAAAAGCCACCGCCACCGCCACCCGCTCCGTAGTAGACGCCATCTAAACCGGACCGTCCAGCCCCGCCGCCACCAATAATGAGCACCTCAACCGAGTCAGGGGTGGTGATACCAGCCCACAGGCTGTCCACCTGACCGGTTCCGGACCTGCGAGTCCGAGGAGCCAGCGTCGTGCCAACGCTTGCGCGTGGCCTGTTGACGTTGAACCTTGGCACGGCTACGCCGTAATGCGGTTCACGTACCCATGGATCGTGACGACGTTCGTCGTAGCAGCAAACGCCCTCACGACCAGCGGTGTCGCATTGCCCTTGATGATCAAACCGGGCACGATCAAATACAGGCCGTTCTCCGCCTTGACCGTGAACTCGATCAGGTCGTCGGGCGCGCTGGTCCCGCCCCACTCGATCGTCAACTTGCGGTCGGTCGTGTCCGTGTTCTGCGCATACAACCAGATCTCATCGAGCGTCGTGGCAGTCGACGAACCAGTGTGGATCGTCGTGCCAGGGGTGGCGGTGGCAGCGACCTTGATGGCCCTGCCGTCCGTTGAGCCGGAAAGGGTCTGCTTGCTAAACGTTGCCATGGTTTCTCCTTACGAAAAGATCTGGCCAGCCAGGATCGCCTGGTCGTCTTCCTGTGTGATAGCCGCCCACTTCACACCCTCGCTGACGGCAGAGTCGGCAATCAGGAACAAACCGTTAGTACCGACAGCAAGACGGGCAACGGTGTCGCTCGCCGTACCGACCAGCAGGTCGCCCTTTGCGTCGACGATTGATTTGGCGATCTTCGTCGTGTCGTCATAGACAGCCCACTTGATGCCATTAGTCGCCGTCGAATCCGCAGTAAGAACATGGGCATTGGTTCCCACGGCGAGACGGTTGATATCCGTCCCATTCGTCGTAAGCAGATCGCCCTTCGTCGTCATCTTCGACGCGATCTCGTTCGCCTCGTCGGCGTCGTCCGCCGTAAACACCGGATAGATCGTCGACCCCGACGGATGTGTCTGCGCAGAAGTGTCGTCCTGTGCCCGGGTCAGCGTCAGGCTCGTACCAGAAATCGTCGCTAGACACTTCTCCTCCGCCGAAGTACCGGGGGACAGAACCACATAGAACGGGGTAGCACCTGCCGGCCAGCCAGTGTTGGCCGCAATATTGACCGAGACGTCGGCCGGGGCAAGGTTGATCGTCGTCGTAGTTGACGCTGCCGCACCCTTGTACTGTCGCCGAATAGGCAAAGCCATGCCGTTTACCTTACACTACGCATAAGAACAAGGCAGGTGCCTTCCCAATCCCACGGATTATGAAGACCGGTCGCATGGCGAGGAGACCAGCGGACGTCCTCGACGATCACCGAATACGACTTGGTCCCTTCCTGATAGGTGATAACCCGCGGATTCAAAACCAAATCTTCGAGCCTTGTTCGTTCATCCTCAACGTCAATCCAATAGTCCTTGCCGTTCGACGGGGTAAGCACATGATGCAGGAGCAGCGGCACCGAAAAGATCTGCGACCTAAGCGGAGCCGCATACGCCCGGGCCATCCACCTTGTAAGCGTCGGTCCTTGGGCCGCATTAGTC